CATAGAAAACTCCCAACCCGTCAGCTTGCGTGCTCCATCCAAGGAAGGTATGCCCAAGCCAAGTGAAAGCATTGCCAGTCAACGTCGTCGGAACTGTGGCTGTCTGGTTGCCCATAGAACCTGAGCCGCTGCCGTTTACGTTGAACGTCACGGTATAGCCGTAAACCCAATTACCAGATGGGTCGAAATGGCCGCCGTCGTTCAAGTTATCAAGTAGGTCAACCCCGTTCCCGTTATTCCAGAGATCATCCCTATCTTGAGAAGAGAAAGCCCTTTCCCCGATCATTAGGGCATTCAACAAATACTCGTCGGTCGTGTCTCTTTCGGCGTGGACGGTCAGAGATGCGCCTGTCAACTCTATGGCTTGGCTAGTTACTGCCGGGTTGCTTCCGACGAGCACATTGTCGACAAAAACCTGCAACCCATCAGCCAACGACATCTGCACCACTACGAAATGCCAAGCAGATTGAGTGACGACGAATCCTGATTCGGCAAAGCCTTCTGCCGAGGAGTCAAACACGTCATCATGTGAGGCGTCGTGTACGGTATCCCGCCAAACCCAAATTACGACCTCTCCGCTGCTAGCTTGTTTCGACAAGACAATTATCAACGGCGCGCTATTTGCTCCCGGGTTGTTGTGCTTATACCAAAATGAAACTGTGTAGGGATTACCGGTATTCGGAAAAACATCGGAGCCGGGAATTGCGAGTATTTTAGTTATTACAGATAAAACCGCAGCGTTCCCGATTTTACCCGGAGCGTTTCCTATCGGGTCTAAGTACTCACCGAGATGACGATTGTATCCCGAGACGTCGAATCTTGTTCCTCCAGTTTCGCCCAACGGCCAGTAAGCCCACAATTTATCGAGTATATTCGCCATGTCATATCCTTATGTCGGACCGAGAGGAGGAACCACTGGAACACCCATACCTGATTCAATATCAAGTTCTAAATCTTTCGGAAAAAGATATTTATTTTCGTTCGACGCGATCGGCACTGACCGCAACCAGCGTTTCGGCGCGCTGTTATCACTGAAGTAATCCACCGATTGGTCGTAGACAATGCCGCTGTCATACGCCCCTACCAAATGCATGCCGAACGCAAAACAATGAGTTTGGGACTTATGGCGATGCCATTTCGCCGTGGTTGAGACCCACTCAGCGCGTTCGTGCCAGAGCTGAGTCGAGCAGTCATATACGAACGTCCGGTCGCCGATAGGAAACGTCCAAATGCAAAACGTATGCCCTTGGTCTTGGTATGAATATCCGATCGCGTCGGCTATCGTGGTCATCTTAGAAAGCTGGAACTCAATGGCGTGGGTGCTGACTCTTTGAGGCGTATAACCAGTTGCGCGCCAGAAAATCCCGTTTCCGCGCGTATCAGAGCCCAGCCAAAATAATGAGTTGTCCGCCTTTAACGGGCTGGCGGCAGCGGCGCAGCCCTGCTCAATCAAAGCGCCTGGAATCCGTTCAAATGGGAACGCCTGCGCTCCTGAATCCGCCCATACCTCAATGCTCTCAGCTCCTAGTGTCCATATTTCTCGATGGTCGGCGATTATTGAAACTATGTCGTCGGGGTCTCCTTCTGCCGAGGCGAAATCAAGTGGGTCCCAAGTTATCCCGTCGTACTGCCCCGAAATTCTGATCATCTGCGAAGCCGGGGTTAGCCCGATAAAATAGCCGTCAGCGAAGCGTACCTGGGTTAACGGCACGTCGACGTCTACGAGCGTATTAGTCGCCAAATCGTAGATGTATGTCGATTCGTGCGACACGATAGCTAGCTGAAATCGGTTCGATACGACCCACACCGTTTTTTGATCATTCGCGACGGTGCCGCGGTCTAGATAGGTCAAGTCGGCGAAAAGCTCGAAAAGTTTGTTTCCAGAAACTACGAAACACCGCCCATTTGAAAAACATGATCCGCGTATTGGGCCGACTCCTACTGTGTATTTCGTTAAAAGACCCGGCGTGCCGTAGAAGATCAGAGTATTCCTCGCGTGAGATTGAGGAGGCGGCGGGACGACTTGAGGAATAAGGTTTATGCAGCGCTCGTTGCTGAGAGCTTTTGAAATCGCTTCATAAGATTGTCCGCTGAGCCAGCCTTTCATTAGGAAGGACCCCCAGTTAAATAATTGAAGTCCCCGCCGCTCGATCTTCCCCTTGTCCCCGGCTCACTAGTAGTAGTGCGAGGCGACTTATCGTTATTCCGCTGGATTGCGGCCCGTGCCCTTGATGCCTTTGCCGCTAAGTCAGTCGGCACCGTCCGTCCCATCGGGCCACAAATCTCCTCGGATAATGTCAGCATAACGGCCAGCTCGTAGCCGTACGGCGATACGAACGCCACTGCAGGGTCGGTGATTTGAGCCAGAACATTCCAGGTCTCAAGACGCAAGCCATAAGCGAAGTTCGGCACCGGCCACAGATATAAGGCACCATTTGGAACATCTGGCGAGTAATAAATATCGGTCGGGACGCTGCTAGCTAACGACTTGACGCGTTTGAACGCCCACCAATCATCGTCTCGAAGATTCAGAGGAAGGTCGATGTTAGGAGACGAGTTTGTTAAAATCAGCGCAGCGTTTTCAATCTCGACTGGACGCGGCGCGGCGAAATCAGGGGACGACAACCCGAGCCCTATCAGATGCGGTTGGTGGTTCACGGTGAGGGTGTACGCGTTAAAAGCGACGTTCCAGGCATAAACTTTCCGAGCCGCCCATTGGTCGATAATTCGGTTCAAACGTTTCAGCCCGAAGGTCGCGTGCTCTCCGCTGATCGGTTCGCCGATGTCATAAATGTTGGCTTCGACTAAAGCGTCGGTGATAATTTCTGATCCTGTACTCATATTTTACCGCCTTCCACATCTGGTAAAACTCTGGACTACCGCCGGCGGCCTTTAGGCCTCTCAGTCGGCTCATTGTGTTCTTCATCCGCCGACTGCGTTTCAGGAACCGGTACCGAGCTGGTGCTCCAACCAGCTTCAACCGCGGCTTCTTCTGCTTCGACGGTATCAGCCACGCGGTGCTCACCGGTCGCGTGTTTATACATCATCTTCGGGTATTCCTGATGTGTATAGGGCTTCTTTGGCGGGTTGTTAAGGTCGAACTCCCGAATCCCTTGCTTGTCATGCTGCGCAATTAGTGTGCGCATATTCTGAATTTCTTCTTCTGAAAATTTTATATCTAACATTGTTAAATCCTCCGGTCTAAAGCCGTAGCATGCCGCTTCGGCTTCTTGTTTTTGTCGTGGTGTCCAATTAAAGGACACGTTTTGATGACGATGCTCGTTGATGCTCATTCACATCCCTTAGCATCACACTTTTTTGACTTTTCAACAACGCCTGGAACTTCTTTGATTTTAGGCTTTTTTGCTTCAAGCTCACGAGCGTTCAATTCTTGCAAAAACATCTCGACTTGTTGGATTGCTCCGCCGAGGGCGTTGACGTTCGCGATCGCCTCTTGATGCGCTTTTTTCAGCGATTCAAGCCGCTGCTCTAAGTCAACTTTGGAAATCACTAAAGGCTTAGGATCTGATGTTTGATCCTTCATAATTTCTACTCCTTCTGGAAGCTCTAACGTCTGAGCGAACAATGAGAAACAAAAAAATAAGGGGATAAGAAGCCGAACAAAATATTTCATAAAGCCCTAAAAGGGCGAGCCTTTCAGCCCGCCCTGAAAAATATTGGTTAAAGGTTAACTACAAGTCGCGGCCAACGGAATATAACGAGCTACCCCATCAACAAGCACCTTAATGCCGCCCGTGGCGCCTGTAACGGCACTCGGGGTGCATGTAGTATTGGCTTCCGGAGTATGGACGTTAGTTTCAATGTCAAAGACGTAGGTTGCTTTTCCAAACATACGAATGTGTGCATTGATGATACCGCCACCAGCCGCTTCCGTGTAAATGCTATTGATGATCGTGGAAGTTCCAGTATTGTAACCGAAGATGTTGGCTTGAACCGCCGCGACATTTCCGGCAGAAACCGTGCCTCCAGTAACGTCCAATTGACCATAAATGCCGGCCAGAGAAGTCCCTGAAAAAGTTCCGGTTCCTGTTATCGCCTTGCCCTGCGCGCCATAAAGAAAGCCCCCTGAAACAGTAGAAGCTGCCGGCATAGTGACCGCGCCGCGCACGCCGACCAAGTTTCCTGAAGTCATAGTGCTGTAGGTAGTCACCTCACCGCGGATCTGGCGGTAAGTACCTGGCGTCGCGCTCTTCGCCGTGAACAAAGAGGTAAACGAATCCTCCGTAGTCCATAAGCTAGAAACGCAGTTATATATCGCACCGGTTCTAGTGTTGATAACCGGAAGATACGGATAATTTGAACCAGTGCAAGCGCCGAGCGGGTTAATCACCCAAGATACGAATGCCGAGAAAGGACCGACATATACTCTAGCTCCACTGGCATGAATGCTCGCGCCAGTAGATCCCGAACCACGCCGTACGCCGATTGACGTGCCAGTCACCGACAAAACTTCCATTTGCTCATGGTCGACATAAGCGAACGTAGATCCTGCCGTAAACCCAGTGGCCGACGTTACTCTGATCGTGGTAGCCGAGGTAGAAGTCACCGCAGCGGACAAAGTCGTATTGGTAGTATCAGTCTGCGCCCAAATTGGAGCTGCAAGGCACAGAAGCAAAGCAAAAATTGTAAAAAGTTTTCTCATGTTGGCCTCCTATGCCATCGCCCAAACTACGGCGCCGTTATCCTGATAGCCATCGCCAAAACCGAGCAGGCTATCCATACGGTTGACTTGCATCGACCGGACCGGATCCCATGCTTCGACTTTTCTGACAGCAATTCCCGTATCGGGGTCCTGAGCCTGACCAGCACGCTCCACAGCTTTCGGTACATATAACTTCGCGCCGACAAGCATGAAAGCGAACCGTGAAAGCCCAAGGCCGATTGTTCCAGTTTTCGCCGAGGTGCTCATGGAGCTCCCAGGCCAAGAAGTCAATGCCGCGCCGGAGACCGGCAATGCATCGACGTTCTGATACTGTGAAGCCGGCCCGTAAATCGCCGGGAGGATGCTGATCGTGTCAGGACCACTTGTCAGCGTGTAATCTTCCATGATCGTAAAGGTTTTCGCCTTTGCGACGCCGGCGATCCGCCGAGTCTGCGGGTTGACCTGGTTCACATTAAGAATGGAGAACTTGTCTCCTTTTTTCAACGTGTCACCAGCTGTTCCAGTGATGATCAGCGAGTTTCCGCTCTGGTTGGAGCCAGTCACGGTGATCGCACCGGCCCATACCCCAGTCGTATGAGAATACAACGAATTCGATTCGAAGAAGTCAAACCCAGCTAATTTGCCGAGCGCGCCTTCTTTGAACATCTTCGTCAACTCATCTGCCGGTTGAAAGAAGTTGGTAATGTTCGAGCCGAGGCTGTTCATCTGAGAGCTCGAAATCAACATGCATTTCTTGCCGGATGGGCAAGCCTGCTCCATGAGAACCTGACGAGCAGAATAGGCCGTCGCGACGCTAGTCGCGTTCGTGCCTACGATGCCAACGACGTTGCTGGCATGTTGATAAGCCCAAAGCGCACAACGGCTGTCGATGTCCTGCGCCATTGCAGCGGCGCAAGGATCCCAGTAGTTCTCACGAAGCTCTTCTTCACTGCGCTCAAGCTTGACGGCTCTTTCGTAGTCGTCCCACTCAAAGGGGATTTGAATCCACTGGTCGAGGTTAACCGTGGTATAAATTCGGTCGATTCCCTGAGGTACGTAGCCCATCCCGTCGATGGTGCGCGGTCTCCAAGGGAATTTAACTTTGATCGAACTTCCAACCGCGAATTCTTTGTTGAATTCTTTCTCCCAATCACGGCTGAAATATTCGGCTGCGACCAACTTGTTGAGCAGAAGGCGTAAAATCTCCATGCTCACCCAGTTGGTATTGATAAAATTATTTGTAGGCATTTGCTACAGTCCTTTCGCACGCGCAAGGTCCCGAGAATTCGCGGTCCTTCGAAATCGCGCAAAATCTCCGTCCTTGCCAGCTTCTGCCACCTCGTCGGGAAGGCCACCTTTATGGCCTCCAAGTTCCTCAGGCGGCGGCGGAGCTTTAGTGAGTTTTTTCAGGGTTGTTGCAACGACCTCAAGCTCTTCTTCATCGCCATCGGCCTTAGCTGGTTTCTTTTTGGTCAACTCTTCCATCACAAGACGTTCAAGAAGAATGACCTTACGAATCGCAGCCCCCGGATCAACCTGTGCCGTGTTGATAAAATCAGCCAAGTCTTCAGCTTTTTGGCCCATAACAAACATCAAATCAACCAACACAGGCGACTCGTTGATGATGCGTTTGATTTCCATCGAAATCTTAGCATCGCCAACAATTTGTCCCACCGTGGTCGTGATGACTGACTGAGCCTCTTCGCCGTACCGAGTTTTTGCCTCAGCAAGTTTAGAAGTCAATTCATTGCGTGTCGCCTTATCGGACTCGTTCTTTTTGAAACGTTCGATCGCCTGCTCAGCTTTCCATTCGGCAAGCGATTCTTCATGCTTGTCCATGGCTGCTTCGTAAGCCTCGTTGTCGCCCTCAAAATCTTCGTACTTAGGCCGTTTCGGCCGTTCCACTGGTTCTACGGGTTTTTCCGGTGCTGCTATCACTGGAAGCGGCTTTTGGTGCTCACGCTTGAATGTCTTGAGTTCTGCCGGCGATAACCCAGCGGTCTTCAGGTCAGCGAGAATTTCGTTGAGCCTAGTAGCCGCTGTGCTTCGCGGTTGTTGCTCTTTGCCCTTAGTTTCTTTTCCCGCTTCCGAGGCGGGGGCGCCTTTTTCGTCAGCCTTACCGGCTGCGTCGGAATCGGAGGGTTTCGCGTCTCCGTCCGCGGGTGCCTTTTGGGGCTTTTCCGGCAACGCGCCAGTCAAGCGCCATTTGGCGTAATCTTCAGAATTCTTTGGAACTTCCACGGCCTGCGACGGTGCTGCATCGGCCGGTTGATTCACAACAACATTTTCGTCGCGCATTCAAACTCCTAAGGTTAAGTGACCCAAGTTGCGATCGTCGAATCAATGTCGGTGACCGCCGCTTGAATCGCGGTTTTTTCGATGCCATATGAAAGCGCTGCGTTGCCTTGGTTCTTGCCGACAGCTGCTGCGTCCCATTTGGGGTCCAACCCGTAAGCCTCGAGCTTGCCTTTAAGGTAGTCCAGCTCACGGATCACTTTATCTTTTGCTAATTGCGTGATTGCAGACATATTACAAGCCCTCCTGGGCTGGTTGACCTTCAGGCACTGCGCCCGAAGCTTGGGCGGCCGTTTGTTGACTTTCGGCCAAAGTTCTTTCATGCTCCTGCTGAGCCGTTTGCAAAGACGCTTCATGGTTCTGGCTATGAATCTGTTGAAACATATCCTCAACAAACTTCAAGCGCTCTTCCATGCTCTGCGCTTTAGTCGTAATTTCTGCTTTTGCTATCTCAGCTTCAGACTTTAATTTCTCAATTTCCATCTTATATTGGTTGTTGATCACCTGTCCCTGAAGCTTACGGTTCAGCTCTTCAATTTCCACTTCTTTTTGCTGCGCGTATTCATTCAACGCTTCCATTTTCTGCATCATCTCCTGCAGTTGCTGCTGAATTTCAGGAGGAATCTGCTGCTCGCCTTCTTTCGGCTTTGGATCGACGATGTCGGCCATTTCGTCGCCACGCGGCCCCATGCCTTTCATGCGAATCATCAACCCCATGATCTTAGCTTTTTGCTGAGGCTCGACGGGCAGTGTCTCCATGTTAGAGACCATCAAATCTAAGAAGTCCGTCACCTCTTCGCGCTGGCTTTGATTGCTTGGGCCGGTGCTAATTGTAATATGGTGCTCACTTTCTTCGATCTTATAATGGCGCTCTTGGTTTTTCTCATCGATATAAGGCGTCTCGGTGTTAAGCCTCGCCTTATACGTCGTCTCGTCGGCTTTCCGCAACGTAAGCTCTTGCTCAGTATCATAGACGACATCGATCCATGAATTCATTACCTTGCCGGCCAAGCAAAGGAACATATCGAAGCGATCGCTGAAATGAAACGACCCAACCGCTTGTGATTCTTGGATTCGTTGAAGCGCGATTCCGGATTTCTCGTTTTGCCGTTGCGCCGCAGTAGGTAACGGACTAATTCCCATGGCGGCCTGCACCGCCCGTCGGCAGCTGTCTTGAGCGATAATGTATTGCTGAAAGTTCGGCGTAAACTGAAGGCGATTAGGGAGTGGCAGCACCTGACCAGTGGCGCCGTCGACCACTGGGTCGACTTGGATGTACGCCCGCGGGTCCGAGGTCAGCTTTTCCCACGCCTCATGGTCAGACTCGAATTGACCTTTATACCCCATGAACGGCGACTTCGGCGTTAACTTAGCCTCTTCCGCCATTTGGGAGATCAGATACGCTAGCGACATTTGAGGGTCACGCGCCAACCGTGGAAGCGAAAGTAACACTCGCTCAGCTCCCATGCCTTCATCAACCCAAATTTCTTCTCCGATCACTGGAATGATCGGGATTATCTCGCCAGGCTGCGGAATTTCTTTCAGATATTCAATGCCGTTCGTAATCCGTTGCACTACGGTTTTCTCTTCGTAGTCACGCGTAATAGGTTTTCCGCTTTCATCTTTCTTAACAAATTCCCCAGGGTTGACTTTATCGACCACTTGACCGCCCTCGAGCATGTAAAGCTTCGACGTCTTACATTCCACCTTCCAATATTCTGCTACGAGGATCTTGTCCTCGTGAACCCAGTCGCTAGCCCGCTCCCGGTACTCGGCGCTGAAACTTTTGGCCTCGGCTTTGGGGTATTTCTTCTTAAAGTCGTCTTTGAGCATCCAGTCCAAGACAAAGCAGCGGCGCGCATCGCTCCAATCAACTTCTTTACAATCCCAATCAAACAGCACCGAATCGGGATTCATAAACGGTTTGATCGTAATTTCCTGGTCGAACGTTTTGCCGACGTAGCGCCGCCCAATCCTGAAAAATCCGTAGCCGCCACGAATAGCTTGTTCGAAGCCGCTTGATATATAGATGTACGGCGCACCGCATTTGTACTCAATAGTTCTGATCAAGTCCTGTCGCAACTCAGCCGACTTCTCGTCGCTGTTTTTACCGTCTGGGTCGACCTTAATGCCGCGCTTATTTTGGCGCATTGAGTTGATGGCTTGGTTAACATATTGTCTAAGCTCGTCGTGGTTGAGGCAAGGGCGGCCGGCGTCAGTGCGAGCTTTACGGTCCTTTGGGTCCCAGGGGTCTCCCATGAGGTAACGAAGATCTGTTTTGCGCTCTTCGCGAGGCTTTTTCCATTTATCATCTAAATACGCAAATTCGTCTCGTACGTCCTTAAGATCGTCTTCCACTATGACCTCTTCATTTCTTTTGAGCCTTTGCGCGCATGCCCAAGCTTAGGATTTTCATGAAGTTCCGCCTTCATCTTCGTTTGCTGCTCAGGGGTAAGCGGCGATCCCGAGCTCAAAAGCTTTTTAACTTGACGCCGTGTCCAAGGCATTATTATTTCCTTTTAAACATGAAAATAATTACCGCTGCTATGTAAAGGACCAATAATATGCCGACGCCCAAAGCAACCCACAACATCCATGCCGGCAAAAAAGATAACATTATTGAATCCTCTGCACCTCGCCGTTAACATAAAGACCGGCGGCGACTCGCAAGTAATCTTCGCCGGTATCTGTCTTTCGCATGATATGGACCTTATAAATAACCTCGTCCAACTTATCTTCAGGAATGTCACGCATCAGATACCGCATCGCTTGGTCGAAATTTTCTTTTGATATCCTGTCTAGCTTAACGACCGTCGACCAGAAATACCGGAACTCCATCGGCTGGTATGGCGCCAACGTGCCGTCTTCCCGCATCGTCGGCAGCTGCTTCTTGTCCGCGATGTAACCAGCCTCGCCGACATAGACGTCTAACGGCTTCGGCGTGAATTTCAGATGCGGCTTAAGCGCCTCGTACATCGTATAGCGCTCACGAGGGTCGCACCGGCTAAGCAACGACCGAAAATGTCCATGGTCGACGATCCGCCGCCCCATAGCCTCCATCAAACCGTTAGGTGCGTCGAGCGTCGGCAAACCGTGGTTTGAAAGCATTCGATTGATTCGTCTTTTCTCAGAGCGGTCTTGCATCGTTATCTCCAACGTAGTTTTGGGTAAAGCAAACCCAGCGGCATTGTAACGCCAGGAGGCTGCAACACACCAGCCGATCCGGGACGATAGCCGTTTGTCAACCCCATCGGCTGCTGATAAGCCGTCTGGGGCATTTGAATAGGCGGCTGAGGAGCACTGAAGATACCGGCCGCCTTTCTCTTCAATTCTTCGGGATCGAAGCCACCGGCATTTGGCAACATCCGAGGCGAGGGGCTCGTAATCGGACGGATTGCCATGTTGGTGTTAGCTCTGCGCATGATATTTCCAGCGTCCCGTACAGATAAAATCGCCATAACTAATACTCCTCCAGCTCTTTCGCTTGGTCTGTCGCCTCTTGCCGGCGCGCCTTTAATGACCCACGCCTCAGCACCTTGACTAGCTTCTTATGCTCGTTGATAAACTCTGACTTTGGCATGCTGACCTTCGCCATAATCCGCTCGGCCGCGGTCTTGCTAATCTTCGTCTTCATCTCCGTCGTGCTCCTTCTCGCCAGCCTCTTCCGCCGCGCCCTTGATGCCGATCGCTTTAAGGATAAACGCCGCGGCCTTGGCCCCTTCAGACGCGCCAAACACGTAATCGTCTGAAGTCGGTGAATCATATCCAATGCCCATCGCTTCTTTGGAAGATTTCTTTACTTGCCGTTTATAGCAACAATGCACTGTCATACCACCATTCTCAGCCGGTGTTATTCGAATATCTTCAATTTCTTTTTTAGCCATTTTTGTCCATCCTTATTAAATAGATGCAAAACAAAATTGTCACCATTAAATTAAACCCGGCAATAATTATACCCATGGGCTTATTACCTGAGGCTTTTGCTTCTTTGGTTGAGACATATCACTGATCGGAGTTTTTAGCACCACAGCCATGTACATAAGCGCGTCGGCAGGATGGCTGTTGATATCGTGCAACGGCTTATTCTTCACCTGACCGTCAACGCCATCTTTAGGCCATTTATAATGACGCAATGCTTGAATACCGTCAAGGCAATGGTCTCCGTCAAACACAAGTTGAGGAAAAAGCAACCGGCACATATTTAACCGGGCTTTAAACGACACTTGGGGGATAACGTTGACCTTAAATCCAGCACTGCGCAGTTGCTCTTCGATAGTACGGCCAGTACTTAACTGCGGCATACGGGCGTCCCATGGGAGCCACATCCTGCTGTAAACATATTCGCGCCGCTGCAGCTCTTTTATAATATGATGAAGCCCCGCGCCCTCAGAATCAAGAAAATCGATCAAACGCGTCTCATACCCGACTGACTGCGTAAACCAAATGCTGGTATACCGATCGCCGAGGTCCCAATAAGTGTCAAGCGGCACTGAATTCACATAAGGCACATGCTTGATGCGATGGCTCAGGTCAACCTGGTTCATCTCTTTAGCGAACACCGCGCCCTTAATTGTCTGCACGCATTCGCCTTCATAGATATTCAAATAGTCGTCATGGTTGGTCTCCTTCATGAACTCAATTTCTTTGCGAGACTTCGGAGTCAACCAGATGTTGTCATGATAACTAGTCTTTTTAACGACCGTATCAGGCGGCGGGTTCAAAATCCAATATTGATAGGTATAATCGCCCTCGAGCTCTGGATTAAAGCTTACCCAAATCTCTGAGCCCTCTTTGCGGATAGTCGGAAGCAAGATCTGCCAACTATGCTTCGATACGTTGTTCGCTTCTTCTACCCACGCGCGATCGTAGCCTTCGAATGACTTGATCTTTCGCGCGTCGGTCCGAAGGCCGGCAAAAGAGAACAGTGAACCGTTGATACCGCGTATTTCATTTTGAAGGACTTGGAAATGAGCGCCGAGCTTAAGAAGATAAATTTGGTCGGATAAAAGCTGCTTCACCGACTCGTCCAACGACATCATAGTTTCTCGGCAGCAGAGCGTCCTGAGGGGCCGAGAAGCGGCGTCGACCAACAGCTGCCTAGCGATCGACCACGACTTAATGCCGTCACGGCCGCCGTATAGCACCTTATAAGGATGCGGCTCGCCCAAAAACGACACTAAATGATGCCGCTCATATTTAGCCCAGACTTCCTTAATTTGGTCCTTAAGCTGTGCGGCCAACTTCAACCACCTTTATCCCAGTCAGAAGCGGACTGCCGTCAGGGTTAGATACCGTAGACTTAATCGGGGCGATAAGCCCCATGATCTTACAACGCTGGTCGATGCTCTTATTAATGACGTCAAGAAACCGCGGATCGCCGGCAAGCTCTTCGGCATGCTCGACAGTTTCCTCATATGCGCCTCCATTGTCGCCGGGCGACGTTCCCTCTTTAGAGATGGTCTTTTTATGCAGCCCAACTGAGCGATACCACGCCTTAGTCGCCTCCATCTCTACCCAATCGACATGACTGAGTTCGTTCTGCTTGAGCTTTTCAATATTCTCACTAGCTTTAGTGCGCCATTGTTCGTGAGCAGTTTGAAGATCACGGTATACTGTCACAGCGCTGACTTTTAGCTCACGCCCAATTGCTATCATTGACATACCAGTAAGGTACATCTCCGCAACTTTGCTGACGCGAAGCAGTACAAAAGTCGGGCTTGTTTTTTCACCACCTTTTGTCCGTCTTCCGCCCGCGTGCTTGCCGGTCCTTGCTGCCATTACAATCTCCTTATGCCACGAACTATAGATCTACACCATAGAACGTGTATACATCATTTTAAAATCATTATTATGGGTGGGAACAATGACCTAGCATAAGCAAAGCGCAAAGTACATAGCATTTTGATGTCATTTTAAAAAATACAGAGTACAGTAAAAGGGCCGTCTATATTAGCTGGCTGCTTTTGCTTATCAAAATAAATAATAATATATAGATAGGATACTAAGGAACAATATTATTATTATTTATTTCAATAAGCAGGTATATCTAGAGAACCTTGGTCCTTTTTTCTGTATCTGTATTTTTCCAGCGTCAGTAAAATGATGGGGCAACGCGGTGTACAAGAATCTAAATTTGTAGTATTCTATAAATATTGATAATTTCGTAAACTTAAAAGGAGATAATATGGACAACTTAGCATTAAGTCAAATTTTAAAAGCTTTACCAAAAAAACAACGCCAACAAGCTATTGAAAAAATTAGCGCATTAAACCAACCAACGGCACCTTTAGCAGAATCTGAAGATAGTTGGAAAATTAAACGGTCACACCTTAAAGTAGCTTGGGACGACGGGCGTGAAATAACTACTGATGACTATGAAGTCGCCGCAAAATATGTCGGTAAAAAAGCTAAGACTTTAGCATTATATATTTATCGACAAGGCGGGTCAGTAAAATTTCAAAATCCAAATGGATCAGAAATTATTACTATCACAAAAATTTCTGATTCTTTTAAATTGATACCGTCATAGAGGACCATATGTCAAAATTATTAAAGCAAAATCCAATAACACACCAGAAAGGCAGTTGGAAGAAAAAGCTCGTTCAACTACGGCTTACCTGGGACAACGGGCGTGAATTAATCGTTAATGACTATAAAGCCGCCGCTGAGTCGGTCGGTAAAAGCGTAAACACGGTGATGTCTTACCTGATTCGTGATAACGGCATTACGAAATTTAAAAATCCTAAGAACCCCACCAAATTTATCATTCTCACAAAAGAAGTCTTAGAAAAACCCGCTAAGCCGGAAACATATTACCACGTGTATCACGAGCCGCCTGAAAACTTAGACGGTTACTATTCATTATTAGAAGCGGTAGTCATAGCCGGCATGAAGTCGCCGCAAGCGCTTAAGAAAAAAATGACCAGCTCCGACGGCAGTTTTCAAATTTATACACGCAACGGCGAGATGTTGTACGTTAATGAATCTACTTGGGATTCTGAGCAAGGGACGCCACCACTTGATCACTTACTTGATATATTTGGGACACATCTTTTATATAAACGGCTCAAAGAGCTTGAAAAGAAAGAGCTTAAGGGCACTTAAAAAATAATGCGTTTTCACATAAATAATTGTTTACATCCACTTTAAGCTGAGGTAGAATCTTCTTATGAACAAAAACACTAGCAACGAAAAACTTGAAACTAAAAAGGAGAATCAAATGAAAAAGTCAACGAAGAAGTCCGCTGTTAAAAAATCAATAAAAAAAGTTGCGGTCGCGTTTAGAGCTGCTGCCCCGAAAAAAGTCTCCGTCTCTTCATTTATGCGCCAGCTGATACGCGAGGGCCGCACGAACGAGCAAATCTTCGAAGTCGCAAAGATCAAATTCAACCTCCCCGATTCTAAAAAATCTTATCCTGGTTGGTACCGCGCTGAGATGATCCGCAATGGAAAGGCGGCATAATATGTTATCTTTTATGTGTGTCGTTTCTCTTTTCGCGACTATCGGTTGCGCCTGCTCAGGCGCTTGGCTCCCGGCGATTTTTTTCCTGATCGTGTGGTATATCCTGGCTTGCGTGAAAGCTTACGCCAACGCCGTCACTGACGAACTTCTTAGAAGGGGGGAGTTTTACCGATGAAAAAATACTCTGTAGTCACTTACGAAACTGGATACGCTGTTATGTATAACGGCCGCGTCGTCGTCAGCACGATTCCTCGTAAATCAGATGCCGACGCCGTCGCCACTGATTTGAACTCGCATCTGCTTGAGGCGTCAGAGCCGCGAGACCTTATCAACCCCGACGACTTGGTGCTTCTTATCTCTGATGTCTACCGACACGCTGATACCCAGGAATTGTCGGCGGTCGACGGCTGCGTGCTCGATCTTCTTATGAACCACTTTCCGCACCGGTCGATCGCTGAGATTCGCGCTGCTATGCGGTCTGCCGGCCTGCCGGAAGAAAAGGAGATACCATGTTAATCAACGGTAGAGAATTAAACGTCAAACCTTATGCGGACCTGCATGGCGCGAAAGGCCTTAACCCCGCTGTTGTTTTAACAGCGGCATGGGGTAGATGTTCAGATTCGTTGACTCTTGATTTAATGCGTTATGACGCCTCAAATCACCCGAGCCCGAAAAAGTTTCTTAAATGGGCGAAAGGCGGCGGTTGTCCGTTTCAGTGTGAATTAGTTGTTCGCGCAGCAAATTTTCAAGAAAATCGTGACCTTATTAAAGATAATTTTCTTGATTTGCCGGTGCAAAGCGCATACCAGCTCATGGTCCGGGTGTTGGCAGAAAAAACAAAGCAATAACTTCAGAGGGCGCGGCGAGCGGGGCTCAGATCTTTATATCAACAGGAGTAGATGCTCCACTAAACATTTAACCCTGTGCGTTCGTTCCAAAGCAGCAGGCGTCCCGCCGCCCTCTATTTTAACTTAAGGAGGTTTCTATGTGGAGTTTTCTTAGTAGTCTTTTAGTCACGTTTCTGCTTTTATCCGGCGTGTACACCAGTAAAGGGTATACCTGGGTGGTAATGATTTTTGTGCTGCTTGCGTGTGTCACAGCATGTTTGCTGAAGCGCTTGGAAAAAAAGCAGCTTAACAAGTACAGGCACATCTCTGATCAACTCCACCCACGTCTCTGGTAAGGTTGGTATTATGATGAAGCGGTTATCTCACGCAGTAGATCTAGGAAAGAAGAAATTAGAAAAATCCGGCTTGACGTTAGACGACGCAAAAATTCTAGGCATCGAATGCTTAGACGTCATTGAGGTATCTAAGCTTCACCGCATTTACAAGCCGGCATGCGCGCTTAAGATAAACTACCTCGACTTTGCGGGAAAGCCGCTGCCTGATTGGCCTAAGGCCAAAGGGTTTTATCGTCTTCGCTATCTTGAACAGCCGAGGTCGTTCATGGAAGAAAAAAAGGAGCTTAGATACATCCAAGAGCCAGACACGGCGCCTGTGGCGTATTACCCAGCCAACGCAAATTGGAAGGCGATCGCCATGGACCCAAGCGCCAGGATTATCATCACCGAAGGCGAGTTGAAATCGGCGAAAGCGTGCAAGGAAGGCTTTGCTGCCATCGGCCTCGGCGGTGTCTCTAATTGGAAGGCGATAAAAAGAGGGATTACATGGCTCCCAAGTTTAGACCTTATCAAGTGGCCGCGCCGCCCGGTATATATCTGCTTTGACAGCGACTTTCGCACGAACCCGCAGGTATGCTTGGCTTTGCGGGATTTAGCGGAAGCTGTGGAGCAGCACGGGGCTTACGTCTTCATGGCGAGCTTGCCGGACATTCCTGAAATCGAGGGAAAAGTGGGGGTTGACGACTTTTTCGTCTATTATAAAGGCCAGCCAGGTCGAGATAATTTTAACAACATCATGCATATGGCTGAGCCTATCGGGCTTTCGCGCGTATTGTGGAAGTTCAACGACGACTATGCCTATATTGCGAACCCTGGTTTGATCATTAACCAGCAAACCCATGCTAAAATCGACCCAGGAGCATTCGTGAATCACCTAGAAGCCACGGAGGTGTACCAAGAGCGGCAGCCTGATATAAATAATAATCCGTCATACAAGCCAGTGTCTGGGGCTAGCTCATGGATCAAGTGGCCGCTAAGAAACGAAGCTGCTCGAATCAGCTATGAGCCGGGTGCTGAGAAATTTACCGGCGAGCCTCAAAGGTTCAACGTCTGGCCTGGATGGGGGCTTGAGGCCAAGTCGGGCGACGTAGAGCTGTTCACGCAGCTTGTCGACCACTTATTTACGGGTTCAGAGCCTTACGCTAAGAAGTGGTTTCTCCGCTGGTGTGCATACCCGTTGAAATATCCAGGCGTCAAGCTGTTTACATCAGTCGTACTTCACGGCATTAAGCACGGCACCGGCAAATCGCTTGTCGGTTATACGCTCGGCCGGATCTACGGAAAGAACTTCACCGAGATCAGCCAGGTAGACTTACACAACCACTTCAACGAATGGGCGGAGGCTAAACAGTTCGTGATGGGAGATGACGTCACGGGCAGCAACAAGCGGACCGACGCTGACTTTTTGAAAAAGCTGATCACGCAGAAGGAGATGCGGGTCAATACAAAATACGTGCCGTCATACGTGATCGACGACTGCATCAACTATTTTTTTACGGCGAACCACCCAGACAGCTTCTTTTTAGAAGACGACGACCGTCGATTTTTCATCCATGAAGTGACGATCGAGCCGCTTGACGAGGAGTTCTACGTCCAATACGATTTATGGCTCGACTCAGGAGGCGCGGCTGCGGTGTTCGATTATCTTCTGAAGATCGACCTAGGCGATTTCAATCCGGCGGCGCCGGCGTATAAAACCAAGGCCCGAGACCGCATGATTACAAACATGCAGTCTGATTTAGCAGGATGGGTTCGACAACTTCAACTCACGCCTGACGTGGTGTTGAGAGTCGGCGAAATTCAGATCATGAAAGACCTGTTCACGTCTAAGGAGCTGCTGCAGCTGTACGATCCGACCAACCACACCGGCACCACGGCTAACGGGCTTGGGCGCGAGTTGGCGCGGGCAGGAATTCGCCAAGTGCTAGAAGGGCAGCCGGTCAAGCTGGCTGATGGAAGCCAATCAAGATATTACGTGGTGCGAAATATTAAAAAGTGGGTGGAGAGCTCGCACAAAGAAATCTGCGGACATTTAAACGCATGGAATTTGTGTCAAGGCGTGGTGAAGGTAAAATATTAGTCTGGCTTCATATTACAAAGGAGGAAGCATTATGCCGAAAATTTATAAGTTCCCTAAAGCCTTGGGAGCGTGCGCCGATCGGCTCTATGAGCTTCGTGAAAAGCGGTTGGCCGCTCAGAAGCTGACGGATGAGATCGACGCCGAGGAAAAGGCGATGAAGGAACATCTTATAAGTACGCTGCCGAAATCGAAGGCGTCGGGCGTAGCCGGAAAGTTCGTGCGCGTCACGGTCGTGACTAAGACCGTGCCTCGCGTGGATAATTGGGACAAGTTCTACGGATTCGTGAAGAAGACGGGGCGGTTTGACCTGATGCAGCGCCGATTGAGCGACGCCGCTATCACGGAAATCTGGGAAGCCGGTAAAAAGATCCCAGGAGTTGACAGCTTCAAATATGCAACTATTTCGATGAACAAACTCTAGAAAGGACAACTTAAAAATGAAATCTGAAAAGAGAAACCTCCCAGTCAAGTGGGACGAGGAAATGGCGCGAGAAGCTGAGCTCGCAGCTGCGATGGAAAACAGCGTAGTAACTGGGCAGTTCTTCAGCCTGCGTAACGGACAGTTGACGTGGAACGACGCGCCGCTGCCGAACAACATGATGGCTGTGATCATTTTAGACGCGATTATGGAGAACGTGTACTATGCCGGAAAGTTCGAACCGGATTCTCCTCAGTCGCCGACATGCTTTGCGTTCGGCCGCGACGAGCAGACTATGACGCCACATAAAGTTGTGGTCGACGCTGGCACTGCGCAATGCGACCTCTGCAAGAACTGTCGTTGGAATGAGTGGGCTTCGGCCGACACAGGTCGCGGGAAGGCGTGCCGCAATACGAGACGGTTGGCAATGATCGCCGCTGGGAACTTCGACCATCAAGGCAAGCTCGTTTTCTTCGACGTAGAAGATTATGAGAACACCGCGCTCGGCTTCATGAAGCTCCCTGTGACCAGCGTTAAGGGCTATGCCGGTTATGTGAAGAACCTGGCTGGCGGGCTTCATCGGCCGCCTCATTATGTCGCTACCAAGATCCGCGTTGTGGCAGACGCGAAAACTCAGTTCAAAGTCGTATTCGAGCCGCTCATCACCCTTCCAAATGAGATGCTCGGCATTATGAAAAAACGCCATCAAGAAGCCCAATCTTTGATCGCGTTTCCATACACGCCAATCGAGGAATTGCCTCCTTCGGCTTCCAAACAGCAACGAGCGCCGCAGAACAAAGTAAAGCGCGGCCGGTATTAATTTTCATTTAATAGCCTGGCGATTAGCGACCGCCGGGCTGGAGGTCTTATGTCTCACTTAGAGAATAAAAAAATTCTTCGGACTTGGCTGACGCTCAACGCAGTCATCGCAAAGGCCGACGAAAAGCAGTGCAAAGAGCTGCTGGCAGCTGAGCTTTTCGGTCGGCGGCGTCAGCTGTTCGTGCTGAGAATTCACAGCAGACTAAAACGTGTACGCGCAAACCGAGAACGAGAAGAGCTGAGGACTAAATGCCATGAAACCAGAACCGATCGTAGTGGACTTCGAAACTGACGCCATCGAGCCGCGGCCGAGTTATCCGCCGCGGCCGGTAGGTGTCAGCATTAAGTTGCCAGGAAGCAATGCCCGTTATTTTGCCTTTGGACATGAGTCTGAAAACAACTGCACTAAAGAAGACGCGCGGCGAGAGCTCTTTAGGATTTGGAAAGACGATTATGACGGCTTGCTTTTTCAAAATGGGAAATTTGACGTTGACGTGGCTGAGACGTTCTTCAAAATGCCGCGTCTTCATTGGGCGTCATATCATGATACAATGTTTCATTTATTTCTTGACGACCCGCATCAGACCAGCTTGTCATTGAAGCCCTCGGCTGAGCGAATCCTCGGCATGAAACCCGCGGAGCGCGACGCCGTAGCTGACTGGCTGATCGAGAAGCAACCTGTTCGCGGTGTTAAGATCAGTCGTTCTCCTGAATCTGATCATTATTTTATGAAGTATATCCGATACGCCCCAGGGAGCTTAGTGGCTGAATATGCCAACGGCGACGTGATTCGGACTGAGAAGCTGTTCGAGAAGCTTCATAAGTCGAACGGTAAGCGCGGCATGCTCGAAGCTTACGATCGTGAGCGCCGATTAATGCCGATCCTGCTCGACATGGAGCGTCGCGGCGTATCTGTCGATCTGAAGCGGCTTCATAATGACGTGATGATGTACGGCGGCATTCAACTCAAGATTGACCGTTGGATTCGAAGCCAGTTGCGAAACACAAGGGCCAACTTAGACTCCGGGCCTCAGTTAGTAGAGGCGATGATCAAAGCCGGAAAAGTAGAGCCAGAGCTGCTGCCTCGCACCCCTACCGGCAAGTATCAAACCAATAAGGAAGCGCTCATTCTGGGAATTACCGACAAGTACCTACTGGCGGTGCTGAAATATCGGGCGCAGTTGAAGACGTGCATGAGCACGTTTATGTTGCCATGGCTTGAAACGGCTGAGGCCTCAAATGGCCTCATTTATACTACGTGGAATCAGGTTAAGACGCCACAAGGCGATTCTAACGTAGGTACTCGTACAGGACGGTTGTCATCTACGCCGAATTTTCAAAATATCCCTAAGGAGTTTGCGCCGATCTTTTATCATGAGGCGCCGAAGTTAAAGCTGCCGAAATGTCCAATCAGCGGACTTCTACCACTTCCGATGATACGTAGTTATATTACTCCATTTAAAGGCGAGGTATTAGTCGATCGTGACTACTCTCAGCAAGAACTGCGAATCTTAGCTCACTTCGATGGCGGCGCATTGCTCAGGCGCTACCAAGAAGACAATTGGATGGATGTGCATGAATACGCCCAAAAAGAATTGGCAAAGATGGGGCTTCGTTACGATCGCAAGCCGGTAAAAAATACCAACTTCGGGCTTTTATATGGGATGGGCGTTGGCAAGTTAGCTATGAAGAACAACATGGCGGTTGATGAAGCGGCAATGCTGAAAAAAGCTGTGTTGTCGTTGTACCCTGGTCTGAAGGCGATGTATCAAGAAATGAGGCGTCGGGCTGAGGCCCATGAGCCGATTCGCACCTGGGGCGGAAGAGAATATTATTGCGAAGAGCCTCAGGTGAAGAACGGTCGCATTCAGAAATATGACTACAAATTGGTTAATGTACTTATTCAAGGCTCCGCGGCCGACTGCACCAAAGAAGCTATTATCCGGTTCAACGACGTTCGTGATTCGTCTTGGAAGATGATCCTCAGCGTGCATGATGAAGAAATGGTGTCGGCACCGAAACGTCAGTTGAAACCTGTAATGGAGATGCTGCGCTCTACTATGGAGTCTGTAGAATTTGATTTGCCGATGCTGTCTGAGGGTTCAATTTCTAGCACAAACTGGAATGAGCTAAAAGATTATGACAAAAAAGGAGAACTATGTTCAAAAAATTGAAAATGATTTTCGCATGGTCATTCAGTCGTTATTCTGACTATATTCTTTGCCCGCTTAAGGCAAAACTTAAACATTTAGACAAGATCGCAGAGCCGCCTAATGAGGCCATGGCCCGTGGAGCCGGGATCCACGACCTGGCCCGCGACTATCTCAGGGGAGTCATTGTTAAGCTGCCGCCAGAGCTGGTGAAATACAAAATCCTGTTCGTGGTTTTACGAAATAGGGTCAAAGCCGGCAAAGCGCTGATCATCGAGGAATCATGGGCTTTCAGAAAAGATTGGAGCCGGACGGTATGGAATGATTGGGCCGAGTGTTGGCTGCGGGTCAAAGTCGATTGCGCTGAGATCACAAAAGGTGTAATGGACATTTACGATTGGAAAACCGGGAAGTTCAGGGTCGAGGAAGCCGCGACCATGTATACTGAACAACTCGAGCTCTATGCGCTAGCCGGCTTTCTGTTGTACCCGGAAGTCAAACGAATAAATGCCACGCTGCTCTATCTTGACGCCAAGGCTGAATACCCGATGACGTTTTACCGTGACCAGCTTCCGGCGCTCCAACAGACGTGGTTGAAGCGTACTCGCGCGATGCTCAACGACAAGCGCTTCGCGCCACGGCCGAACAACAAATGCATCTGGTGCTTTTACCGTCATTCTAACAAGGCAGCTGGAGGCGGCCAGTGCCGATACTGAGAAATGAAGCTCAAATCGAGCAGATTGCATGCAGCCGAATCCTTAATAAATTCGGCATCACTAGCGTCAAGCTGACACCGACTCAGTCGACCGGCTATCCCGATCGAATTTTTTGGCTCCCTGGCGGCAAGCCGTTGATGATCGAGTTTAAGCGCCCAGGTGAGAAGCTTCGGGCTAAACAGGAACACGTCATTGGTCAACTTCGGACTCTTGGTTATGATGTTAAGATCTGCGTTTCACCGAAACAAGCCGTAGATACGGTAGAGGTGGAACTTCTGGCGCTAAAATGGCTCATCTGAGGCTAGGTAGGCCTATTTTCAAACGAGGTTTTATAGATTATGCATAAATCATTGATTCCTGCGTCTGATGTCATTCTAGAGGCCATTCCCTGGGCTCCTCATAAGTACCAGAAGAAGTCGCTCAAGTTCCTTTTAGAGCATGCCGCCGCGGCGCTTTTCCTCGATCCGGGACTTGGCAAAACATCAATTGCGCTGGCTGCGATTAAGTTTCTCAAACAGCGGAAGCTCCTGAGTAAGGTTCTGCTGATTGCGCCCCTGCGTGTATGCTACAGCGTATGGCCGGCGGAAATCAAAAAATGGGAGGACTTTACCGGTTTGAAGTTCAGCCTGCTTCACGGACCTAAGAAAAATGAAGCGCTCAAAGCCGACGCTGACATTTATATCATCAACCCGGAGGGGTTATCGTGGCTTCTTCAAGCAGAAAAAAGCACATCACAATTCGGTCGGACCAAGGTCAACTTCGACATGCAGCGATGGAAAAAGCTTGACTTCGACACTTTGGTTGTAGATGAGCTGTCGAAGTTCAAGCATACGAACACGATCCGATTTAAGGCGTTGAAGCTTACGCTTGGCACGTTCAGCCGGCGCTGGGGCTTAACTGGAAGCCCGGCGCCGAACGGTCTGCTTGACTTATTCGGCCAGTGTTTTGTGCTTGATCAGGGGCGGTCATTAGGGCCTTATATCACGCATTTTCGTATGAAGTATTTTACCGAATCTTATGACGGTTATAATTGGGTGCTGCGAGAAGGTGCTGACCAGGAAATTTATGAGCGCATTAAGCCATTGTCACTACGCATGGCGGCGGAAGATTATTTGGAGATGCCAGAGCTGATTGAGCAAAATATTCATGTCACCCTTGAGCCTGGTTTAATGGAAACTTATAATCAAGTTCACCACGAACTCTTCGCGCAAATTGCTAAAGGACACGTCATCGCCAAAAACGCCGCGGCTGCTAGCATGAAGTGCCGCCAGATCGCCAATGGCGGCGTATACCTCGACCAAGAAATGTGCGAACTTTTAAGGATGCACAACCCTCAGCGTGAATGGGTAAATCTTCATAACGAAAAAATCGACGCGCTTGAGGATTTAATTGACGAGCTTCAAGGAGCCCCGCTGTTGGTGGCGTACGACTTCGAGCACGACCTAGACCGGCTGCGCAAGCGCTTCGGACGCGATATTCCATATATCGGTGGCGGCGTCTCGGCTAAGCGGTCGAACGAACTCGTCAACCTTTGGAATAGGGGCAAACTGCCGGTGTTATTCGGTCACCCGCAAGCGGTAGCGCACGGGTTGAACCTTCAAGAAGTGGGGTGCCATGTCTGCTGGCATTCGTTGACATGGAACTATGAGCTATATGACCAACTCATCCGTCGTGTCCACCGACAGGGCAATAAAGCTAAGCGGGTTTTTGTATACCATCTGATCGCCGAAGATACCATCGACGAGGCGATTTTGGAGGCGTTGAAGTCTAAGCGACGCGGCCAGAACGCGCTTTTCGACGCCCTAAAAAAGATGAAAAAATAGTAAAGTAAATGTTTACATTAATCAAATCATTCATTAGAATATGGTCCAAGATAAAAAGCCGAGATTTTAATGAGGACTACGACAATGACGCGAAAAGCCAAAATCACCGAACAACCGACACCTGAAAATTCTTATTTTGTTTATCACGACCATAACAGCCATGCCTGCCTTGAAATTGAACGAAAGGATGGCATTGTAACATATCTGGCGATAACTGAAGACGGCGTCGTCGTGAGACGCGCCGCGATGGAGCCATTCGAGCACAACTACAACAAGCTCCTCATAGATCAATCGCCGCGCAAAGCTTGTGAAGCATTTCTCGAATATAGCCAGTACATCAGAATCTCAAACGAAGCGCTCGACTTTATCGGGCGTATCATTCCAAATTTAAACAAGGAGAAGTATAAAATGCCGAAGAGCCAAGACGAAATCAGAAAAGACAATGAACGAATGGCGCGAGCCCAAGGGCTTCACCCGACGCCGGCGGCAAAAGGCGGCAAATCAACAGGCAAGTCATCCACCAAAACAACGAAAACTACCAAACCCGCAGCCGCGAAGAAATCCGACAAGCCACGCGAATCGGCGTCGCAGCTGTTCAAAGATCTGATCATGGAAGGCAAGCTGACCGACGACCAGATTTTCACCAAGGTCCAAGGCAAGTACGGTCTTGACGCGAAAAAGCGCGGCTACGTCGCGTGGTATCGAAATTTCCTCAAGAAAGCCGGAAAGAACCCGCCAGACGCCGTCGAAGCCAAAAAGTAACCCATGTCCTACTATGGCCTCCGGTTTGATGCCGGAGGCCAAAAGGAGACTTTATGATCAGAAGAGTGAAAGAACGCGACACTCGTGAATATGACACCACACAATTACGAGAACATGGTCATGGGAAAGTACTCGCCAGAGACTACTCAGCTCATTTTTTTCGCTGGTCCTTTGCCAGAAGATTCATTACTCCAAAGGACCACGTGCTTGAGGTTGGGTGTGGTGAGGACAAACCGCTTTCTAAAATTCTTACGGGCGGCGCGGCCGCTCATGTGAACACCTACGTCGGTGTCGACCTCAATAAAATCAAACCATCTGAATCTCAGCGGCTGACATTTCTTAGCGAGTTTAACTTCGTCGAGCGGTATAAGGAGCTCCTCAAGCTCCGGCCTGGCGGCTACGACGTGCTGGTGCATTTCGAGGTGCTTGAACACATGAACGCTGCCAACGGCAAGAAGTTCATGAACGCCTGCTATGAATGCCTCAAGCCTGGCGGCATCATGCTCATGTCTACCCCATGCTATGATGGCGTGAGGCACGCCGCCAATCATATACACGAGTGGAAAATTGATGAGCTCGGCGCTTTAATTCAAAAAACCGGGCTCCAAGTTGAAAAGCGGTTCGGTACGTTCATGGATATAAAAAATATCGGCAAAGGTCTGCCGCCTACCGGTTGCGATCACGTATGGCTGCAGCAAGTAGCAAAGGCGTTGAGTGCTTATTACGACAACGACGCGATCAGTTGTATCTTCGCGCCGTTGTTTCCTAACCATGCCCGCAATAATTTGTGGGTCTGCCGCCGACCATCTAAGATGATCACCGCCAAACTTCCGCGGAGGTCATTCTAATGGACAAAGAACTTGAAGACGTTCGCACGTTCTACAAAAAATTTGGGATTCTCGAATTCGGCGTTCCCGGCCATCTAACCAAACGAAAACTAGTTGAGCGCTTCGAATGCATGTATGAAGAACTTAGAGAGTTCAATGAAGCCGTGTTTAACCAAGACCTGGCGGCTCAGGCCGACGCACTGATAGATCTTGTCTACTTCGCCAAGGGCACGGCATGCATGCTTGGCATTCCGTGGGACGAACTTTGGGACGACGTACAGCGAGCCAATATGACGAAGGTCCGCGGCGTCGGACCTCGCGGCCACCTAGTTGATTGCGTCAAGCCACCGGGATGGAAAGGTCCTCAGACTCAGAAGATCCTCCATAAACATGGTTATCGGGCGAAAGCCGCTAGAAGGGAGAACCAACGTGACGATGCTATTCACCTGCAAAAAGCTGACAATATTTGAAGGCTGCAATGGTAGCGGCAAGACCACGGCTGCTATACGCTATGCCGAAGAGACCAATGCACGACTGGTTCACTTCAACGACCTACCGCGAGTTGGTGCAGGCCTGGCACGGATGTACGCCGAGGCCATGATACCGGCGCTCCTGGGATACCAAGACGTAGTATTCGACCGTTGTTGGTTGAGCGAAGCGCCATATGGTGCGGTGCTGCGTGAAGGTACTTCACGCTTAACGCGTGCCGACTGCCGGATGCTCGAACGGCTGGCAATGAAATGCGGCGCCGTGGTAGTTTACTGCGACCCCGGCTGGGACGAAGTCATGGCAAACTTCATTAAATCTAGCCATAGCAGGATTATTTATGACGTGATGAAACAGATGAAGATAATCCATAATCTTTACCGCATCGATAAATTCGACCTGCCGTCTATTACTTATGACTACACAGAGATGAACTACGAAATATTAAAGACAGTCGACCAGCACCGATATTTGAGGCATCCATGGAGCTTAAATTCAGCCGGAAATTGGAAGGGCGAGGTGCTGCTGATCGGTGACAAGTTCGCCAATCATAAAAAGCAAGATCTATTTTATCAATGGCCGTTCGCGTCGTTCAGCGACGATGGCTGCAGTCGTTGGCTGACTGACGAATTAATTAATTTCCAAATTCGTGAAAGCCGAATTGCGTGGGTCAACGCCGATCAGCCGCTTGAGGAAATTCTCAAGCCCGAGCGTAAGCTAATTATTGCCTTCGGAGACAATGCTTACGACGTAGTACGTCCAATGTGTGACTCCGTAGTAAAGATCGAGCACCCACAGTATTGGAAGCGATTTAAGTCTGACACATATTTTCCACTATACCAACAGTTCAAACTGAAAGGCGTTCTATGAAGAACTTCGACCAAGAGTGGTTGCATTTATTAGACCGCATCTTATGCGACGGACAGAACACGACGCCACGAGGCCTGACGACTAAGGAGCTGCTTCATCAGACGATCGTTGTCGATATGAGGCGTCCAGTGCTGGTCATACCTGAACGAAAGCTCAGCTATCAGTTCATGGCGGCTGAGGCATATTGGATACTCTCAGGCGATAATCGCGTTGAGACCATCGCGCCGTTTAATAAGCGCATCGCTGAATTTAGTGATGACGGCAGAACGTTCTACGGCGCATACGGGCCGCGGATCCATGATCAACTTGACTACGTTATAAACACGCTGTTAGAAAACCGCGACACTCGCCAAGCGGCGATGACCATCTGGCGTGAAAATCCGCCAAAGACAAAAGACGTACCATGCACCATCGGCCTCGTCTTCAATATTCGTGATGGCGTGCTTCATACCAGTGTTCTTATGCGCTCAAGCGACGTATGGCTCGGCATTCCGTACGACGTGTTTAATTTCAGCATGTTGAGCCATTACATTTGCGCAACGCTGAATTATGTCAACTGCGGGAAAACTAACTACAACCCAGGACTGCTTTATTTGACGGCGGTGTCAAGCCATTTATATAAAGAAAACTGGGAGCAAGCCAAGGCTTGCATCTGCAGTGAATACAAGTATAATCAACTATACACACCAATTGAATTTTTCCAAAGTCCGACGATCCTAATAACTGCGCTTGAACGGCTTCGCACGTCGTCAACTACGTCGACATTAAGGTGGTGGTACTATGAGACCAAGTAAAGATCAATGGGCAATGGAGATGGCGGCAGTAACTGCGAAACGTAGCACCTGTCTGCGCCGCCACGTCGGTTGCGTGTTGCTAAATGCTCGTGGCCACGTGTTGTCAACCGGCTATAACGGCGTGGCGGCTGGCTTACCGCATTGTAATGAAGAAAATAAATTTGGGGAACAACAATACCCGTTTTCATGTACCGGTGCTCAAGCTGAAAGCGGAAAGGACCTCGATTTATGCCAGGCAATTCATGCAGAACAGAATGCGTTGCTGCAGTGTCGTGACGTGCATGAAATCGACGCATGCTATGTTACGACTTCTCCATGTATTACCTGCATCAAACTTCTTCTCAACACCAGCTGCAGACAAATTTGCTATCACGAGTTGTACTCACATCTCGTAGCTGAAGACATATGGCTCAAAGCCGGTCGAACGTGGATGAAGGTATAAGGCGAGAGGACGCTCGTGTTGTCTCACGAGCGTCCTTAAAGCAGCAATTACTGCGGAATTTTTATGTGGTTATTTATGATAGTGCCAGGAGTGATTGGCACAGTAAACGACACAATATTACTCCCAAGCCCGTATTGCTTGATCGCAGTAGGAACTCCGAGCTGATACGCAAATGCCTGACCCTTCCTATTCCCAGGCGTGACCGCTGGCGTGAGGCATTCTGATAGAGGAGCTGGTCCGCAATCCTGAGTCTGGATAACCACGTCCGTGCTATCCATGATGCGAATCTCCACGCCTGAAGGCGCCGGTATAAGCGGATCCCAAGCCCATTTTACGTCGGCTGCTTTGGCGCACCCTATAAAAAGCAAAGGAATTATCAAGAATAGGTTTTTCATTTTAAACCCTCGGGGGAATATTGAAAGTGTGGGTAATAGTAGAACCGTTTAGCCGATCCAAAAGGCAATGAAGGTCATTGACGACAGTTAAGGCCAATCCATTAAGGCTAGCAATAATTTGAACGAGATCTTCATCTATATGTTTATCAGCCGACTCTATAAGTTTTTCAACCGCCCCTGTAAGAGCGGGGACGGCTTCATTAGTTAATTTATCTACAGCTTTTTGTAATCCAGTAATGTCCATTAAAGCTTCTTCCTCAGCCCGAATCCAGGATTAAATCGAGTCCCATTTATGGCATCTCTTTGGGCAGAGAGGATCACCATCAACCCCCATCCTTTACCAAGAGCTTGGTCTATAAATCCACCGTACTCAAAAGCACCCACCAACACACTACCGTTTGCTGCCATACCCGCATCACCAAGGCCATAAAGGGTTGTTCCAGGGGTAATGGCATAAATCTTGTAAGCAAATCCCGACCTGAACCGATAAGTAAGCGGGATGCCTGCCACTGTAACCATACCGTCTTGCTGTACACGTGAAATATCCATAGCCGTGTAGTTGATGAATTTATCGGAAATAGGAATCCCAAAGGCCGTGAATCCCTGTATTGAAGGACTGCCGAGATTATCGTATCCTAGGCCTAAGGCGCCAAAGCGTGAAGTAGATTGATCTTGAGCAGTAGCAGTACAAAGAAACATTAAAGGCAAGGAAACTAGTAAAATCAAAAGTCGTAGAAAAGTTTTCATATAGTTTTACTCCTTTGGAGTGATAGTTGTTGTTTGTGAAACAGATTGACTTGAATCTGTTGGTTGAATGGAATGCGTAGTGCCGCGTACCAAAGAACCAACCAACGTAGTAATTGCAGCCCCGAAGACGACAATATACTTTTCATCTGCTTGCATATGAACTAGAACAAAAATGCAAAGGGCGCAAAATATAATTAACAAGCATGTAATTATCTTTTCATCCAATAGCACATCATACCATCTTTTCATGCTATGCCTCCACATCTTTGTCTAAATTATAGAACGAAATGCGTCCGATCTTACCGCAAAAAGTTTCAGGCGTCGCCCATTTCGGCGCTGGAATCGAGTCGTCAAAATAACTGTCGGCACCAGGAAAAGGACTGATAGTTTTGTCAATAATAACGTCAGCGGCTAAACGCAAGGCAAAATCGAACTCAGTATCTCCGGCTTGCGGGTACTTGACCAACTGCGGGTCATTCAATGCAGCCATTGAGCTGTACTGCCACTTCTTAGTAATGACGTCGATGTAGTTCTTGCCCCACCATGTTGGTTTCTTTACGCGATTGCGGATACTGCATCCGACCGCTGCCATGCAGGCAGCCCCGGCTCCTCGAGTTTCGCGCCATATTACCAACGCCAGAAGTGTTAGTTGGTAGTCTTGCCAGAGTACGTTCATTCGTCACCTTCTATTGTTTGACCGTCAAGACGCCTCCAAATACGGTCGACATTTATGTCAATTCTTTTTAGGTGTTCCGCAGTCGCCATGTGAACCGCAGAACATACTTCTTTCGTCACATGTTTTCCATTGCTGATTTTCGTTACAATACTTCCAATAAAATGACCAGCGCCATATACTACTACGGCCGAACCAGCAATCATTGGCCAAATTTCTCCTGGAGTCAACATAGGTAAAACCCTCAAAAAACCTGCATTTAATGAACTACCTTTACCGCATCGACCGTTCTATAAATATCTCCGATTTTGAGGCCTGCCGCAAGCGCCGCGGCGTTATCGGCGTACTCTGGGCAAGTTAATATGCTCAACCTGCCGTTCACATCAAAAACTTGACTTGACGCCGTGGCATTTGATAAACCGTAGAACAGCACTCGGCCGTCGATAGAATATTGGCCACCAGTCGAGTTGACAAGCGGAGCCGCGGCTCCCAACGAGCCGTCCGCTATATTGTCAATATAAGTAGTCGTCGTGTTATTGAGAAGATTCGTGACAAGATATTTAAATCCAGTGCCAGCTGCCACAGTTCTATAGATGTTTCGGCCGGTAACCGTAGTATCAGAGGAGACAGGGATAGAACTCAGGTTGACTTTTTGGTTTGAAGGAGAGACGACAGTCGATACCGTGCCCGCTTGCGTTTCTCCCAATGGAGTCACGTATGTGACCTGGTAGTAATAAGTTCCTGTCAGACCGGTTGCGGCGCCCACCGCGGCGGTTAACGCGCCAGGCGCGACAATTTGTTCGGTAGTAGACCCGAACCACTTCGCCTTTGCATTAGACACTACGACCGTTCCAGGACCCATAAAAATCTGTGTATCAGGCGCTAAAGGCTTAATGGTAATCGTCAACGTTTTTCCAGTCGAGATAGAAAAAATTCCGCCTCTGAAATCTAAGACACAACTAACTGAGACGTTCGAGTCAATCAAGTACGTCCCTGGACCGACGATTACGCTATCATGCGCGGTGCAGGCACTCGATAACGCCCCTGAATCGTTTGTCGTGCCGTTTCCAAGCGCGCCTTCGCCCTTCAACGTCGGCATCTCGTCTAAGACTAACTTCACCGTACGGTTGACGCCAGTCGCTTGGCTATAACCAATCTTCGCAGCCCCGTTTCCTGACGTCACCGCCGCCAGATCCTCTTCAAGAAGCGCATCGATCCCTTTGATTGTGTCTTGTGTCCAAACAGTAGCCCCAACGCTTGTCTTAAGCAAGAATTTGTAAGCCGTCGCCGGATCTAGATAAATTGCGACCTCAGCATTACTCACCGACGGCCGTCCGGCTGAATTCAAAGTAATAGTTGTCGGATTCGCGGTTCCCAAATTATCGTCAGAATAAGTCGCAAGCGGGGTAGTGCCTCCAGCCGCGTAGGTGTAAAGAATGCATGAAGCGCAGACTGTACCCGTGTTATTGAAAAACTGCAGATGCGGCATTGGAGAAAGCGACCCCTGTCCAAACCCAAACGACGCCAGAACGACTATCAAAAAAATGCATAGGCCAAATTTACGCATACAACCTCCTAAGGTGTAGTACCAGATTTTTGTGCGGCGCCGGTTAGCGCCGTCGGAACTCGATGCGCCATCTTCGCTTTCTCGACGTATTCACCGAAATCCTTAAACGCCTGCTTGATCAGGTAGTCGCTGGTGTTCCGCTTAGCGATCATCTTGCCGGCTTCACGGTATGCGATTCCCTCGGCTAACGCGCCAGCGGCCTGCAGCGGATGACCAGTCGCGACGCCTAAGGCAAACTTACCAGCTGCATGAACTTTGCTCATTTGTTCCGTCAGAGACTCAGGGGCTAATCGCTTCGATACATTGACCCTCTTGTAAGCTTCTTGTTCAAGATTCGATAAAGCACCATAAACTTCTTTAACTTTAGGATGTGCTTGAGCAATAATTTTATTGATCCCAGCCCTTAAAGCTTCTGCCTCTTTAACCGTACCGGACAAAGCAACATCCGCTTCGGTTGCCGCATGTCGAGCCGCAGGATATTTCGCATAAAAACTTTGGAGTTCCGCATTAGCATTTTGCAAAAAGTCTTCAGCGTCGGCAATATTAATTTGCCCTTTAGCTCTATAAGTAGCGGCCCATTCTTTCAAAGTTTCGACCGCTGCAGGATTCTTTGCAGTTTGACGAGTAGCAATACCAGACTCGATCGCGTCGGCTATTTTTGATCCATCCAACATTACATTAGAGGCGGCGGTTTTAGCAGTCGCGGCAATTCCGGCTGTGGATTCTGAGAAGTATCCAGCGGCCGGTGATTTTACTGGTTTTGCGGTATCCAAAAACTTTTGATAAGGCTCCCAAATTCTTTTCTTGGTGGCCTTTGTTAATTCAATAAAATCATCAATATTCTCAATAGATTTCTTACCAGCTATTTTTGCTTGAGTATAAAGTTCCGGCATCGCAGAGTTCAAAGATTTATCAAACTCGCGATTGCGCACGCCAGGCTTCAAAGCGCGCCACATCATTTGACGAGGCGACTGCATAACTTCAGGAATTTTTTCTGACAGCGTCTTCGATACCTTGCCGACGATTCCTTTGCCTGCCTCCGTCACCACTCTTGAGGCGCCGGTCTTATTAAGCAACTTTCCGAACGTCGGGCTGACCGCCGCCATCACCCCTAGTCCGCCGGTATTTTCCTGGCCCTGGGCCTTAGCGATCGCCATTGCGGGGACAGCTTCGAGCGCGCCGCGCGATCCATATTCGGCGACAGGCGCGAGCTTAGCCAGCCGGGGAAACGACTCGGCAAACCTCGTTCCAGCTGCCGCTAGCTTTTGGGTTTTTGAGATAGCCGCGCCGGGGAGCAAAAATTCTCCGACCTGCTCGGCGCCGAACCCCACCTTCTGAGCGAGGTTCTTCGGCTTTAGATTCAAAGTGTCGCGGGCCTTGGCGAACTCCTCCGGCGTAATGTGGTGACCTAGCGTGTAATCGCTCAACTTATTTGTGGCCCACGAAATGCCTGGAATATACTTGTGAAGCATCTCATTTATGCCCCAAGCCGTCGATCCCGCGCCCTTCGCCATGCCGATCAACTGGTCGACCGTCGCGACCCCGAATTCTTTCAGGAGGCTGGGCTTGACCTCAGTCTTATCGAATTCATCAAAGCTTGGCGGCGCAGTTGCAGCTGCAGGTGGTTTTATCGCAACTAGGGGAGGCGGCGCAAGTTCAGGGACCGGAGTCGACGACTTTACAAAATCGTCAAAAGTTGGAACAGCTTGGCTTCCCATTATCGGTCTCCTCGTTGCTTAGCGATCGCCGCTTGCGCGGCATTCACGTTACCATTAAAATACTTGTCGGCATAAGCCTTAACTCGTGGGTCGACGCCGGTAGATGCCGCGACAGGCGCAACAGCCCCGTGTCCTTGGTAATTTTTCTCTTCTGGTTGAAGACCCATTCGCTGAAGAACTTTCTCTGAAGTATCATTAATAAACTTCATATCATGAGGTGAATGGAAAGCCGTATCCCATTGGGACTCTAAAGCTGAAAGTCGACCGACTGCCAAGCGCCAAGTATCTTTAATTGCTTGACGTTGAGCATCTTTAGGGTCGTTTCGATTGAAATTTCTAATTTGCTGTTCAATTTCCTCTTTGCCGGGAACACCACCCTTGAGCAATGCGGCAATTTCACCGCCGGCTGCGGCCGCGGCAACATCCCATGACTTCAAGGCTTTGCTTCCAAATTGCTCTTTACCGAGGTTAGTCAAATAACCGCCGAGTTTTGTGCCTCCTGTGATACCGGTATTATCTAAAGCATCGGAAGCTTCCCATAATTGTCCGAGATGTTTTATCAGTGTATTGAGCGAACGTATTTGGTCGCTTTCTTTGCCGGTATTAAATTCCCTTCGAGTAGTCAACCGATTTTGCCAATTTGTTTGATCAAATTCCGGATCATAAGCATTCGCGATTCTAAGCCGGCTCACCCACGGTTCTTTCCCAGCCGCCATGCCTGTCGGCATATTAACTCGACCCTCACGCATGCCCTTGATTATATTTGCCTCCCCAGGAGGAAGACCCTCAAGAACTTTCATATTTAGTTCTCCGGGTTTTCCAGTATACGCTCCGCCTTGAATTTCTGGGGCAATCGCGCCGCCTCCTGTTACTTTAGCTTTCGTCGCATCCATGCGTATCTGTTGAGCCTCAACTGCTGGTGGCAGCGGAACACTTTTCCCGTAGTCAGGCTTATTCAGTGTCGCCTTTTGGTACGGCGTCATCGGCGTCGTGCCGGAAGCTGTTTGCGCGGCGGTCTTCGCGTCGGACTCTGCTTTCTCAGCCCCGGCCTTTTTGCTCCTCATTTCTAGGTCGCTGATTGTCTGCTTAAGCTCATTGCCTTTCCCTAACATCAGCTCGTCGTCCCAAATAGGAAGACCGGCCGATTGCTCCTGCGACATACTTCCGCTTTGGATTAGTAGGGTTTTCTTATTCTCCCAAGCCTGCGGGCGCTGAGCCGGAGGAAGGGACATCACGTCGTCGACGGCGCTGGAAAAAGTAGTCATTTTGTCAAGCGCGGTTTTACGCTTGGTTTCGTCTAGCGACGCCAGCGATTGCTCTCGCTTGGTAAACTCGTCGACGATGGTAAGCGCTTGCGAACCAAGCGCCTGAATCAGCTTAGGCGCCGCGACTTTCAAATTACCGCCAGCTTCGTCTAAAATTTTGCGCGCCGTTGCGTTATCCGCCGCGCTTTGTTTCATTTGCTGGAGTTTGATCTGGTTCTCCTGCATCGCCTGATCTTGCATTTGCCCCTGCTGTTGCATGTTTTTCAAAGCTAGCATCTTGGTCAAGTTCGCCATTATGTCAGGCTGTTGAGGCGCTTGGGCGGCTAATGGAATTGCGTCGTTTATCGTTGACATAGTATCTCCTTATTGATCTTTGAATATATTAGGGGCTTCGTAATCATTAGGCACACCATTAGGGAACTGAACACTAGGAGCGCTGTATCCCGTCTTATTCAAATTTTGCAGCGTCACCATATTTCCGATGTTACTGCCGATGCTGCCTACCGCGCTGCCCCAAGCATTAGCGCTTCCAACTTGACCGGCCGCCGTCGCGTTTCCGGCGCCGATCGTATTGCTGGAAATCTGGTCCGCCGTATGGGCCCCGAGATTTGCCGTCGCCATGGTGCTTTCTTGTCCGAGCTTCGATAATGACATAAGCCGGTTGACCGCGTTGTCGTATTCGTTAGACGCGAAGTTCTGGTTATACTCCGCCATGGCTTTTGTGGCAGCGCCTGAGAGGGTGCCGGTCCGCGAGGCGGCACTGCGCTCGACGCCCTTCTGGCCCTCAGCGAGCCGAAACTTGAACCCGGGTTGCGCCTCTAACTTAGCCATGATGTCTGTTGGACCAGCGGCGGCAGGCTGCGCTCCTCCGGCAGCGGGGGCCGGCGGCAGCTTAGCTAGTTGAGCTTGGAGTTCCCCAATTCTTGTCGTCGATGATCCACCTGCGCCGAATATTCTCGTATCGCGGTTTTGCGGATCGGCCATCAACGTTTCTATTTCGTTCGTCAGCTGCGTCCGTTGAGCAGCATACGGATCTGTAACTACACTTGCCTCTCCGCCAGTCGTAGGGAGCCCAAGAAGCCCCGCAAGCTCATTAAGCGCTGACGTCCCTTGCGTACGATAAGGAGCTAAATCTTCGCGGCCTATGTCATACTGGCGCTGCTGCTCAGCCGTTGCTTTATCTGCAGATCCAGCTTGAGTTTTTGCGGCTGATTTTGCGGCGCTACTAGAAATTAAAGCGCCACCGATGGCGGTCGCGCCGCCGATTGCTACTGCGATGAAAGACATCTCGCTTCCTCCTTCTGCGCTAAATATTCCTGTTCTGGAATGATAACCTGCCTTTCAATCTCGTCAGGATCTATCTCATTCGTTGGAATGATATTAATAAAAATCGCCTCTTCCTGGCAGTAGGCGAACTTTTTAGCTCCAGGAGGTGAAGTGAAAATATGCGGGCCGACGATCGTGATCGGCGGCTTTCCCTCTTCGACGTATACTTGCAGCACGCCTTTGAGCAGGATGTTGCATGTCGCATTCCGATGCCGCATCCCCATGACCAAGGTGCCGACGGGAATTTTTACCTGGCGGATATAAACGCCGCCAGAGAAGATATGGTCCGTCGGAATTTTAATTTGACCCGGCAAGCCGAGCATATGGGACTCGAGCGCCGCGAGGTCAAGATTTCGCCTTACCCGAACAGCCTTCTGTCGAAAGATCTTCTTCAAAAAATTCCTTACCATACTGCCCCTAAAATGAATGCTCGAGCACCGTTCCTTGGATACTTACTTTGCTTGCCGCCGACGCTAAAGCTTGCAGCATACCGCCGGCTAGAAGCACCTTATTCTCCAGTTCTGCGCACTGGAAAGTTTCTCCAGCATTCAAACTCCTAGCCGCAATCAGCTTATTCGTGTCTGTCGCAGATCCGGCCGCGGGCACCAAGTGAACCGTGATCGTCTGCGGAACGGTATCAGTGTTTGTAAAGCTTACGGCTTTTATTATAGCCCGTTTCAGGTTCGCCGGGCTTGTATAATATGCCGTCGCTGTTGCTGCCACTAAAGCTGCAGTAATTGGTTGCTCAATTATCATGGTTTATCTCCTTTAACTCATTATTCCATTTGCTACTAAAGCTGCTCTCATCGCTACAACCAAATCAAATAGAGCCTGCATATGGGCATCACTATCCAAACCAAACCCTCCAGTCGCGTAGGCCGCTAACGCTCCACCACTTGCGTAGGCGGTCTGCGGGGTTTTAGTGTTACAGCCAAAAGCGCCTGTGATTTCAGCAGTGCCATCGACGAGAAGGTTGTTGTCGCCAGGGTCAGAGTCTCCACCGACATGTATGCCGCCATTTATTGACAACTTTGCATCAGGGGTATCTGAATTAACTCCCCAATTACCATTAGATCCTAAGATTCTCCCTCTAAGCCGCTCATCAGGAAAAAAAACTATATCTCCAAAACTACCACGATAAGTTGATAGATAGAACGACCCAGATGCACAATAAATAACTGCCGATGTACCGCTAAGATGCATTTGTACTTGACTGCCAGAATGGTT